TGATATCCACGCTTATACCCAAAACAGCCGTGGTTTTGCCGGCTTCATCAAGGATGGGTGATGCGGCGCGTAAAATATTCAAAGATTTACCATCCTTGCGAAGCATTTTTATTTCCGCCTGCTGCGGATCGCCTTTAAGCAGGCTGGAGAATTTTTCTTTAAATATTTGCTTCGAAGCGTCTAAAGCATGAATTGGAAAGCGGTTTTCAAGGTGCCAAACATGCCGGCCGGCCATTGCTTCTGGAAGGCGGCCTGGAATGGAAGCCACTGAGCCTAAGTCCGAAAGACATGGATTTTATCGAGGCCAAGCATGCCGCGGCGCGCGATATCGCGCTGGCGCTGGGTGTGCCGCCGATGCTGCTGGGGATTCCTGGAGATAATACCTATTCGAACTATCAAGAAGCCAATCGTACTTTCTGGAGGCAAACGGTTTTGCCGCTTGTAGCGCGTATGGCGAAAGCGTTTTCGGCGTGGCTCGGGCCTGCTTATTCGGGAAAGCTTCAATTGCGTGCGGATGTCGATAAAATTGATGGTCTGAGTGTTGAGCGTGAAGCTCTGTGGAAACGACTTGAAACGGCAAGTTTCCTGAGCCGGAACGAAAAGCGCGAGGCTGTCGGGTATGGGCCGGTTGATGGGGGCGATGCGATATGAGCTTGAAACCAGCTTCCATTCGACCACGACGTTATTCAAACAAGAGTAAGCATCGCGCGGGTCAGCCGATTGAACGAAAGTTCATCAACCTTGATTTCAAACGCGTTGAACTTGATGGCGTGTTTGAAGGTTATGCCAGTTTGTTTGATCGCCAGGACCTGGGCAAAGACGTGATTGTGCCGGGGGCTTTTTCAAGAAGTCTCAAGGAACGTGGACTGCGCGGTATCAAGCTTTTGTTCCAGCATGATCCGAACCAGGTGATCGGTGTCTGGCACGAGATTTTGGAAGATCGCACTGGGCTTTTTGTCAAGGGGCAAATCAATAGCGAGGTGGCCAAGGGCTGTGAAATACTCGCGCTTATGAGAACCGGTGCGCTTGATGGATTATCGATCGGCTTTCGGGCCCAAGAGGGACGTCGGGATTCTAAAACGGGCATTCGACGGCTTATCGAAGTCGACCTTTGGGAAATTTCCATTGTCACGTTTCCAATGCTTCCCGGTGCGCGCGTTACGCACGTTAAGTCGCGCCCTTTTGTCGAGCGTTTACCTACGGAAAGAGAATTCGAGCGGTGGCTCACGCGGGATGCTGGGCTGACGCGGAAAGAAGCACGAGCGGTTTTAATCTCGGGCTTTTCCGGCCTCCAATCCTTGCGGGATGCGGGCGGGGGCAGGGAAGGAGAAATGCGACTTGCGCGACGGATGCGTGAGGCGGTGCTTCTTCTTCAGTGCAAGAGACCTAACTTTGCAAGGAATTAAAGATGATCGAAAACGGATAGTTTGAGACGAAAGCCTCGGCGATGGAGGTCGCGGTTGCTTTTGATGATTTCATGCAGGCGTTCGAGGCGTTCAAGGCGTCAAATGACGAACGACTGGCCGCCATTGAAAAACGCGTTAGTGTTGATGTGCTTAGCGAAGAAAAACTTCGCCGCATCGATCAGGCGCTGGATGAAAACAAAAGGATCGTCGATAGTCTCGCTATCAAATCGCAAAGACCCCAGCTTGGTGGGGGCCTGGAGATCAGATCCGGTTTGACACTGCAACACAAGTCAGCGTTCGATGGTTATGTCCGCAAGGGTGAAACCAGCCGTTTGCGCGAGCTGGAAGGCAAAGCGCTGTCGGTTGGTTCCGATCCCGATGGTGGTTATCTGGTTCCCTCCGAAACAGAAACGGCGGTCAATACGGCGCTTGCCGATATTTCACCAATTCGGGCGATCGCGGGTCTGCGTCAGGTTTCCGGGTCGGTTTATAAACGTCCCTTTGCCATATCCGGACCTGCCACAGGCTGGATAGGGGAAACAGCGGCACGACCGCAAACGGCATCTCCGACACTGGCGGAACTCTCGTTTCCGACGATGGAACTTTATGCGATGCCAGCGGCGACGCAATCGCTCCTTGACGACAGTGCGGTGGATATCGATGCGTGGCTCGCCGATGAGGTTCGCAACGCTTTTGCCGAGCAGGAAGGCACGGCGTTTGTCTTGGGCGATGGTGTTAATCAGCCCAAGGGTTTCCTGGATTACACCGTTGTCGATAACGCTTTGTGGACCTGGGGCAATGTCGGGTCACTTTCAACCGGCGTGTCGGGAGGCTTTCCAGCTACCGATCCGAGTGATGTTCTTATCGATCTCGTCTATGCGGTTCGTTCCGCCTATCGTGCGAACGCGCATTTTGTGATGAACCGTTCGACGCAGTCTGAAATTCGCAAGATGAAGGATGCGAACGGGCATTATCTGTGGCAGCCGGCGTCAGCGCCCGGGCAATCGCCGACCCTTCATGGGTTCCCGGTTACCGAGGCCGAGGACATGCCCGATATCGCGGCTGACAGTCTCGCGCTGGCTTTTGGTGACTTCAGGCGCGGTTATCTGATTGTCGATCGTCTTGGAATTCGTGTTTTACGCGACCCGTATTCGTCGAAGCCTTACGTTTTGTTCTATACGACGAAACGTGTGGGTGGCGGCATCCAGGATTTCGATGCGATCAAGCTGTTGAAGTTCGGCTTGTAGGATTTGGTATCATACTTGCGTTTAGGTTAGCCAAGTCAAGCTTGGATACAACCTAAAAAGTAAGACAACTTGCAAGTAGAAGGAAGCATGAAGAAAGGCGGTGCGCTGTTGTGTCCGCCTTTCTTGATTCCGGATCTTAGGTTGTTGTTCTTCCGATCCGGCCGGCAGTGTCTCTTGTCTCACCAAGATAAATCGTCATTGCCGTAAGCGGGGCCGTCTGTTGTGCCACTTCATGACGGCCTCGCTGTTGGAATGCCTGTCGGCGTTTTTAATCGGCGGGTTTTGAGCCCTTTTATATTTACAGTCAAAGGTTAGCACCATGGCTCTCGTTATGACCAGTGCTCCTGCCGTCGAACCTGTAACGGTTTTTGAGGCGAAGGAGCATTTACGTGTCGATGGGACTGTTGAGGATGTCTTAATCTCCAGCCTGATCGTGACATCGCGTTTGCATATTGAAGCGGCTCTGGGGTTGGCACTTATTAGTCAGTCGTGGAAGCTTGTCTTAGATGCCTGGCCCAAGGCCGGTGTGCTTCGGATGCCACTGAGACCGTTGAGTTCTGTGAGTGCAGTGCGGGTGTTTGCTGCTGATGGAACATCCCAGGTTGTCGATCCTGTCAGATATTTTGTCGATACGGTAGGCGAACCGCCGCGGGTAATTGGCAATGCAGGTGGTATCCCCGCGCCTGGGCGCACTGCCAACGGTATCGAGGTTGATTTTGTCGCGGGATACGGTGCTGCTGTGAGTGATGTTCCCTCACCTATCAGGCATGCAGTTTTGCTGCTTGTCGCGCATTGGTTTGAGCACCGCGATCCCGTTGAAATCGGCTCAGCCAATGTTGCCATCCCGGCTTCTGTTTCTCATCTGTTGGAACCGTTTCAGATGGCGCGGATATGAATAATGTCCGGATAGGCGACTTGCGCCAAAGACTTGCGCTTGAACAATCAGCCCGGGTTGCCGACGGTGGCGGCGGGGCAGTTGAATCCTGGGTCGAGTTGGCACAGGTGTGGGCATTGTTGCGTCCGTTATCGGGGCAGGAGCGTTTGGAATCCGATGCCGTCACGGGCCGTGTGTCACATGAGGTTTGGTTGCGACATCGTGATGGTGTCGAACCGGAGATGCGTTTTCGTTTAGCGAGTAGATTGTTTGATATTCGTGCCGTACTTGATGTTGATGAGCGTCACCGTTTTCTCAAATGCCTGGTTCTGGAGCGTGACCTGTAGATGATCAAAGTGCGTGTTTCCGGGCAGGGCTCGCGGTTTGGACCGGGATTGATCGAGAGGGTCAAAGAGCGCCTTGGCCGGCTTCGTACGATTAAAAGCCCGTTGCGAAGTCGTCGAAGAAGATTCGGGCAATCGGACGAGTATGTCGTGAGAACGGATGTTCGTTCAGATGCCGAGGGGCGACGTTGAGTTTTCGTATTTATCATTAGCTCAGGGTGAAGGACCTAGTCATGGCGAGTTCGGGATGGGAGCTGCAAAAAGCGCTCTTTGGAAAGCTCACCGGTGATACGGCGGTGACGGGTCTGCTGGGAGGGGCCAAGATTTATGACGATGTGCCACGCGATACTGATTTTCCGTATTTGACTTTTGGGCAAAGTGTTGAACGCGACTGGAGTACGGGGTCTGAAGAAGGCCGTGAGCACCTGGTCAGTCTGCATGTGTGGTCGCGCTTGAATGGCCGCAAGGAGGTGTTGGAAATTGCTGAGGCAATTCAAGCGACACTTCATGATCAAACTCTGATTATTTCGGGAAACCGTTTGGTGAATTTCCGTCATGAATTTTCAGATGCAAGGCGTGAGCCGGATGGTGAAACCTATCACGGGGTTGTGCGCTTTCGCGCGGTGACGGAAAGCGTTCCTTGATAGTCTCTTGATCGGCTTTTGAAAGTAGCGTTGGCCGATTGCCGGACGGCTTAGACGTTAGATGTGCATTTTAAGGAGGCGATGATCGAACATGGCTGCACAAAAGGGCAAAGATCTGTTGTTGAAGATCGATAGCGATGGCCTTGGAAGTTTTACGACAGTTGCGGGTCTGCGTTCGCGTACGATTGCGTTTAACTCAGAAACCGTCGATGTAACGCATGCGGAATCTATCGGGCATTGGCGGGAACTGCTGGCGGGGGCTGGTGTCAAGAGCTCGCGTCTCAGCGGTGCCGGTATCTTCAAGGATGCCGCTTCTGACGAGGTTGTGCGCGCGGTTTTCTTTAATGGAGATATTCGAAATTGGCAGGTCGTTATCCCGGACTTTGGAACGATGGCCGGCGCGTTCCAAATTTCATCGTTTGAGTTTACGGGACGTCATGACGGAGAGGTCTCGTTCGAATTGTCGATGGAGAGCGCTGGTGAACTGACGTTTGCAGCGGCGTAAGGGATGATTGAGCTTTCGCTCCAAGGTTTGTTTCTTGTTTAGATTCTGACCAGATGTTTGGCGCAACCTTTCTCATCTTATTGATGGATAATTTTGGGAGTTGGCGACTTATGGCCAATCGCTATCGAGGCGAAATTTCTGCCGTGTTTGATGGCAAGCCCTACACGTTGTGTCTCACTCTGGGGGCGTTAGCAGAACTGGAAACGCTTTTTGGTGACGCGGACATGGTGGCGCTGGCCACCCGGTTTGAGAACGGACGTATTTCGGCACGTGATGCACAGCGGATCATAGGAGCGGGGTTACGCGGCTCGGGTTGCGATATCACAGACGAGATGGTTGCGGGTATGAAGGTTGAAGGGGGAGCGGCCGGGTATGTTGATGTGGTTGCCCGGCTTTTGCAGGCCACGTTTGGCGGGGCGCAGGAGGCTTGTGGAAGCGTTCAGGACTCCAAGCATTGTGCGGGAATGACCGAAGCGGATGGGTCGCCTGGGGGGGGCGGCTCTCCTGCCCCTTTCCCTGGGAGGATGTCATGAACGTCGGCCTTGGCGTGCTGGCGCTGGAGCCAAGGTGTTCTGGGCCATGACGCTAACCGAGCTTTCCTATGCCATGCGCGCGCAGCTTGGTGGATTTGCTTCCTTGGGCCCACCCAAGCGTCATGACCTCAGGACGTTGATGCAAAGTTATCCGGATCAATAAGGGGTGATCGTTTCATGAATATCGGCGAACAACAAGTCGAGCAATGGAGTGTTGTCGTTGATGCCGACACCAGTGCTTTGCAAAATCAGTTGAAGATTGCTTCTTCTTTGGGGCGTCAGTTCTCGAATTCACTTGTTAAGGCGTTTGAAGGGGTGGCGATCAAAGGCAAGAGCCTTGGTGATGTGTTCAAGGGGCTTGCGCTTGATCTTTCACGCATGGTTGTCAAAGCCGCGTTCAAGCCTTTGGAGCAGGGGCTGGGTTCTGTTTTCAGTGGTCTTTTCTCGGGTGTCGGTTTTGGTGGAGGCGGGGCGGCGGCTGCTTCGCAGAGTTTGCCCATTCCATTTGCCAAGGGCGGGGTTATTCAAACGCCTCTTGGTTTTCCGCTTGGTAGGGGCAATTCTGGTGTCGCGGGGGAGAACGGAGCCGAAGCGATCCTGCCTTTGGGGCGCTCACGAGATGGGCGCCTCGGGGTTGTTTCCCAAGGGGGTAATGGCGTTTCTGTGACGCTCAATATCTCGACGCCGGACGTTGAGAGTTTTCAAAGATCGGAAACGCAAGTTGCTGCCATGCTGGCCCGCGCCGTCAGCACCGGCCAGCGCAATCTTTGAATATGAGATGATCGACAGATACACTTTCAGGAATCGTTGTTTTGGGTTGCAGCATGATGTGGGTTGCGTGCGTGGGAGCTTGTTATGGGGTTTCATGAAATTCGGTTTCCGACCCAGATTTCTCTTGGGGCTCAAGGTGGACCGGAGAGGCGCACGGACATCGTGGTTCTGGGGTCGGGGTATGAGGAGCGCAATTCGCGGTGGGCTTCTTCGCGCCGCAGATACAATGCTGGTTACGGTGTGAAGGCTCTTGATGATCTTCATGCCGTTATCGCCTTTTTTGAGGAACGGCGGGGACGGCTTTATGGATTTCGCTGGCGTGACCCTATGGATTTCAAGTCCACGATGCCGGGTCAGTCCATTGCTCCGGATGATCAGAACATTGGCACGGGTGATGGTGTTAACGTTGCATTTCAATTGCTCAAACGATATGGAAACGCACATGCGCCATGGGACCGAGTTGTGTCAAAACCGGTTTCCGGCAATGTGCGCGTGGCTATTGATGGCGTTGAGCAAGCGGACGGGACCGATTTTACGGTTGATGCAACGTCAGGTGTTGTGACTTTTCAAGCGGGTCATGTGCCTGGTGTTGGAACAGCGGTTACAGCCGGTTTTGAATTTGATGTTCCGGTGCGTTTTGACACGGACAAGCTGGAAATCAATCTCCAGGGTTTCGCGCATGGGGCTATCCCGAATATTCCGATTGTCGAGATTAGGATATGAAAAAGTTATCACAAGAGCTGCTCTCGCGGTTGGGTAGCGGAACGACGACGCTGTGCTGGTGCTGGCGTCTTACGCGCAACGATGGCGTTGAATACGGGTTTACCGATCATGATTTGGATCTTTCGTTTGGCGGCGTGCTGTATGAGGCGGCAACCGGATTTACGGCAAGCGAGATCAAGGATTCGGTTGGCTTGAACGTCGATAACCTTGAAGTCTTAAGTGCGCTTACTTCGGATCGCCTGCGCGCTGATGACCTTGTCACGGGTTTGTATGACGATGCGAAAGTTGAGATTTATCGGGTTGACTGGAGTGACCCTAGTTTGCGGGTGTTGATGAGAACTGGAAACCTGGGTGAGGTTCGACGCTCGGGCCATTCCTTTGCGGCCGAGGTGCGAGGTCTGGCGCATTATCTGCAACAGGAGAAGGGGCGCCTCTATCAGTTTTCCTGCGATCGCGATGTTGGCGATAGTGCGTGCGGAGTTGACCTTTCGCAGGCGGCTTTTCTGGGAAGCGGGACGATCTTATCGCTTATCAATGATCGACGGTTTGTTGTTGATGGCTTGGATTTATTTGATGCGGACTGGTTTTCGCGCGGGCTTGTGACATTTTTGGACGGACCTGCATCGGGACAAAGTGTCGAAGTAAAGTCGCATGCCAAGATCGGTACCGATGTTTCGATAGAGTTATGGGAAGCGGTGCGCCTGCCGATGCAAGTGGGCCAATCTTTCCAGATCACGGCGGGGTGTGACAAGGCATTTTCTACGTGCAAGGCAAAGTTCAATAACGGCATCAACTTTCGTGGTTATCCGCACATGCCCGGGAATGATTTTGTTACGACATTCGCACGCACGGGGAAGGCGTCCCGTTAGGTTGCAAAGAATTGCTGCTCTCGTGTACTTTTTTGGAGATTAATATTCTTGATGTGAAGCTTATGTTGCGTTTCTGACAGATTGTTCCCATTGAACTCGTTCGTCACGCTGTATGCCGCAACCGGTTCCCTCTTCCCTAAGAGTGAACGAATGGCGAGAG